ATAGTATCCGATAAATTCTGATCCAACTGTAGGAGGTTCAGTAAACTGAATCTGATCAGAGAATGCAGTGTATGCGTAGTTTGCACCAGGTGGTTGTAGGATACCATTAACGAATGTTAATAGGTGACCTGCAGGATCTGGGAAGTAAGATTCACCGTTATTTACAGTTAACTTAAATGTAGTTTGCTCACCATCAAATCCTCTGAAGAATCTGTTACAACGTCCGACTAGACCTTTAGCTTGTGTTACACCTGCAGACCAATCAGCATCAGAAATAATTGTTAAGTTAGATGGGAAATCACCAACCACATCTTCTAACCAAAGTCTACCAGTTGTACCGATAACACTCTTACCAGAAACCCTACCATAACCACTTACAGCAGTCTCAGTAACAGAATTAATATTTGCAAGGATAATTGGGAAGTTATTAAGGTTCTCAAACTTACCAAGTGCAGTACCACCACCAACTAACCAGTTAGCATCGGGAGTTACAACTTCACCATTGGAGTCAGTTCCATATGGCTTAAGGTTTGCAATCCACATCTTATGTGGTACTGGAGGAGTTGCTTCAGCATCAGGTGCTTGGTACTTAGTAACAACAGCAGTGAATCCTGGTTCCTTAATAATAGTACCTTGTAGTAAGTAAACTAAATCACCTGCATTAAAGTCACCGCTATATCCACCATCACGAACGATAGTAGAAACATCTAATTCGATTGTAGAAACAGCATGTACATACTGATTAAGTTCTAATGGTTCTAAACCATCAGCACGAATATCTGCAATGTCAAGAATCTTATCTGTGATAGATCCATAAATTATATCACCATCTTTAAAGTCTTCTTGGATTGATTCGATATCGATTGTAATACGTCCACCAGTATTACCAACTAGAGCACCTTCAGAATTTTCATAAGAAACGATATCTGCTTGAGCAGCATTTGCCTTGT